ATATAACGAGCGAGTTTAGCTATCTCGGTAAGCTGAATCTGTACGCGCTCGTTATATGACTCCTTGGCCGCCAAGGTGCCAGCCGCCGTTATTGCAGCGTTATATTTCTTAAACGCCTCCTCACGTGCAAGCTCTTTATCGGCCTCGGCCATTTTGCTAGTATTGATAACCCTTAGCTCATTAAGGAGCTGGGTATTAAGGGCTCCGAGAGTAGCGTTACTAATTTCGTCTACTCCGGCTAGGCGCTGTAAATCGGCGTTTTTTTGCAGCTTGGCTAACTCGCTTATTTTCTTAAGAGCTTCATCGCCTCGATCCTCCTCGATAAGCATAAGAGCTTCGAGGCGTAGCTTTGTTTCTTTGTCATAGGTAGCCTGTAGAGCGGCAGCTATAGAAATCCTAGTGCTATCAAACGCGGCAGCGGCCTTAGATAGTGAAACCTTATTTTTTTCTGCTCGAGCGGCCTTAGTTCTTTCAGCTGCTAAGCGCTTTTGATTAGCTGTTTCTTTTGCTAAAGCATCGGCTCTTTGTTTTGATAACTTAGCCTCTGCTACTGAGTCTTGTCCACCCTCAAACATACGTCGAGCTCTAGGTCTAGGTCTACCCGTAAACCCAGTTGGATCACCCTCAATAATTAAATCTGCTAAAGGCTGGGTAAATTTAATAAATTTTTCTACGCCTGCGGCAATAGGGCCAAATATATCTCGTACGCCTTTACCAAACTCAGCTAGGTTAGTTAGAGCCTCTGAGGTATTGGTAGCTAGTTCGGACATACTATCGGCTAATTCCTCGACGGTACTATCCCCGGATAAAATCATAAGGGAATTGACTAAGCCCGTACCTATAATCTCTTGAGCGTTATCGGCAGCCTCACCTAATACGCGCATCTTGCCGCTATAAGTGTTTAATTCTGCCTCGGCTGAGCCCTTAAAGGTGGAAGTTAATAGGGCTACCGCATCCTCAAACTTTAAGGTCTTAAGCTCTGACTGAGTAAGTCCTAAATTATATTTTCTTAAGCCTTTAGTATTACCTACGTAGGCCGCTGCGAGGTCTTGATTTACGGTTAATAAATCTTGGCCCGATCCTGCGGCTACCGATAGCGATAGGTTTAATAGCTCTGTAGATTTAGCCGCTGAGGCTGTAACTCCAATAAGCTTTTGGAAAGCCTCGCGTAATACCTCTCCTTGATAGCCATACTTGGCAGAAATATCATCGAGGTTGCGCTCTATCTGAGGTACCTCGAAAGCAAGGCCTAAATTTTTAACTACTTGAGCTAAGCGGATAGCCGATTTCTCATTTTCTGCAAAAGCCTTAACTGCATTTCTGCCATAAGCACCGAGAGCGGCTGCCCCAAAAGTAACGCCGAAAGCTCTACCTAAACTTTTTACGCTTTTCTCAAAACCCGAAATCTGTTTTTGCCCTTTTCCAAGGGCCTTTCCATCAAAGGTAGTTACGGCGCTTACGACTAAGCTAGGAATATTTAGCGCCATTATGCAGCCTTACCGTAACGGCCTTGATTAAAGGCGTTTACTGTGTTTACTATTGCGCGGATTACGGCGGCCTGAGCTTTACCCTGATCCTCGTACCAAGCTCTAAAAATCATACGGCCGCGCTCCTCGCGCTGAGATCCATAGAGAGGACCCATACGGCTAATAAAGTGTGCACCAGCGCCCGGGTTATTAGACTTGCTTGTAGAGGATCCACCGGGATTAGCTCGGCCGGCAGTCTCGTAAATTGCACCGGCAGCTGACTTATTAGCTACATAGTACAAAGCTCGCCAGCCGTTTTTATTGCGTGATCCTGCAGGCTGCGCGTAATAGATACCTTTTCTAACCGTCTCGTAGTCATAAAGCGGAAAGAGGCGAGTACGGCCCTCGGTGTTAAAAGTTCTAAAAGCCGAGTTTTTAGCCGTAATAGTTTTGCCTGTGGTGTTTTCGTTCCAGCCATACAGGTTATCCGGTTGCGGTGAAGGAGCGTAGCCTCGAGCCTTGTCCCGGATAGGAATCATTACGGCCTTAATCTCTGTGTTCATCTCTTTAAGTAATTCAGGATCTACTTTACGAATAGCTTTTAGAGTCTCTTTAATGCCTTTTACGTCTATTGGCATTTCTCTCAGCCTCCTTAGCTTCATCGTTTAATACTTGTATAAGCATCTTGTACATCTCTGTATCGAGATCGATAACCGACTGAGGCGAGATCCCTAACCGTATCGACAGCTGGGCTATCTGATAGGTAAGGGAATCCCGCCCTAGCCTAAAGGTTCATCGTCTAGGACCTCGACCTTTACTAACGTATCTAGGAACTCAGCGCCGAAAGGTTTTACTACTTCTCCACTCGTGCGTAAGCACTCGTGAGCAAGGTAAAAGAGATCGGTCTGCTTCTCATCCTCTCGAAAGGCTTTATGAAAACCTTTCTTTGCGTAGAGCTCAAAGGCGTACTCAATCCGTGGAGTGATTTGGTGCTCGGTCACTTCACCGGTAGCCCTTGTTATTTTGAGTCGTGCCATTTGTTGCCCCTTTGTTAGTTGGTTATGGTGTTGTGTCTACTACGATAACTGAGTTACAAGTAAACGTAATGCTCTGTGTAGAGATATCTCCTACGGCACCGTTAATATCTGTAGTGTTATTAACTAGTACTGTGGTCTGATACTCAGGGTTTGTAGCTGAGACAGTTGCGCTTGTCTGCTTAAGCGTTAGAGGCACTGTAGTACCCCAAGCACCTTGGAGAGTCGCTAGGACTTCACCAGCTGCAGTATCGTTTAGGAAATCAAGAGTTACTGTAGAAGTTTCTAGGCCCTTGGCATAACGTCTCGCGTTATCTCCCATAGCTGTAACTTCGAGCTCCTCGAATACGCGGTTAATAGTCGCGCTCGTTACGTGATCGGAAAGGTCTACCGAGTTAAGGGTTACGACCACTCCATTTGATAAGAATATAGCCATTAGCCTATTCCTCGCTTTCGGTTGTAGTTGGTGTTTGTGTTGGTTTTTCTTTTGCTACTTTGATAGGTGCAGGCTCATCTACAATCTGCCCAATCTTTCGCAAAAACTTTAGATCATCCTCTGTATATGCCATTTGTTAGCTCCAGCTCGTGAGAATTGAGATAGTAAAATCAGCGGTTAGTAGATCCCCACTCTGTACGCTAAGTACTGTAGGAGCCGACATACTGCCAATATTCATTACGATATTAGAGGCAGCTAGTTTATTAAATACTGCTACCGCTGTAGTTTCGATACCGTTCAGGTTGCCTTGATTATCGAGCATAGGTACCGTCATAATAATTTTTAGGTTAGCTAGAGGCGCTATCGTGTTATAAGTGTTATTACTCGGAGTAATGTAATTATCCGCTGGGGCCACGATTACGCTATTAGCTGTAATAGTTGGAGGTGGGAAGCTGTAGGTATTCCATACGTTCGGATTAGCTAGAGCTGTAGCTACTGAGGCTCGGAGTGTAGTAATCGGCGCTGGCATTATCCGACCATACTGTTTGGATTTTGATATCCGCTTATGAGCCCTCTAATCTTGCCGATCATAGAATTACCCATACGGTACGGACTTGGGCTAAACCCATCAATCGATACGCCGCCGGTCTGTGAGACTTGGCGAGCTTGGAAAATATCTACTGCAAGGATCATCGCGGCTTCACGGATAGCCGGAGTAGTTGCGTATGAGTTAGTTTTTGTATCTGCTCCTACAGCTGAGCCGTAAGGTAATACGCGCTGAAAATTGACGTCTGCCGCTGTCTTAGCGAATTGGATAAAGCTATAACCGGCTGGCCAGTTCCACATATAAGGGTTCCATATAAGGCTCGGCATTTGGCTTACGGTCCCTGTACTCCAAGGCATCGTGCCGGTAATCGTATAGGTGCCGTTAAAAGTTGAGCCGCATCCACTCAAGGTTACGCTCTGCCCAGTAGTAAAAATCATAGGGTTAGCAATCATCGCGGTAGCTACGTTATTTTGTAGTGTTACTCCTACTACCGGAGCTGAGGCAAACCATAAAAACTGATTTAGGAGATCCTGCGCTGTTTGGCAGCACGTCTCGACTATATCGCTTGAGTACAGGTTCTCAATCCCGAGGTTAGCTCTTAACTCGGCCTCGGTGACGTAAGTCGCTGGCATCTCTGTACTCCAATCTTAAAAGAGGCCGGTAGGGCTCAAAGGGCTAAGAGCCCTACCGACTATTAGTTTACTTGCTTAGATTTTCGCGTACTTAATAATACCGTAAGGCATTTTCGCGATAGTTGCCATAAATCCGTAGATAGCGACCTGTACCTGAAGGTTTGATACTACGTTTACTGACATATAAGCCTGAGGTCCACGATAAACCGTGAAAGCTTCAGGAGCCAAAATAATAGCTGAGTTATCATCAACTGCAGTCTGTGTAAAGTTACGATCTACATAGAGATCAAGTCCAAGTACGTTACCGCGGATAGAGCCTGGGCCTACCTGTCCGGCTGCGTTCATAGGTTGGATCGCATTGTAAATTGGTCGCTTTGTGGTGTCTGTTGCGCTCATTAGTAGCTGCCACTGTGCACCGTTACCAATATAGTTTTGAGCAAAGTAACCGGTGTTCTCATAGATGAGCTTCGCAGCTTGTGAGCTGTAAGCGATAACTCCGTCGCTATCAGCTGTAGTAGCTGAAGCGTTAGTACCTGCCGCAAGTAGAGCGTTAAGTACTGCAGTATCGATAGTAGTCAAATACGCGTTCTGAAGCTGATTTGTCAATTCCGCATAAAAATTTGGATCTGACCGCTCGAGGAGTTCGACTGAAATCGTATTCATACCGGCATACTTGCTTACTGTACCGGTTAGATATTCTGTAACCATACCTGTATTAGATACGTTACCAGCTTCGGCCTCTACTGTGACGGTTGGCGCTACGCCTGAACCTCCACCAGCTGAAGTAACGAGTGAGGGCACGTTAATAGTCATACCCTGATTTGGCAAAGTTCCTTGGGAGCAGGCATCGATAGCCGGAGTTCCAAAGCGTGTATTAGTTACAAACTCTGAAAGGTACTGAGTTGGGTTAAACGCTGGGTTAGTAGCGAAAGAATCATCTGCAGCGGTTACGTAGAGACGTGAATCATCGCTACCGAGTGCAGCTTTAATTTTGTGCTCTGTGTAAGTCGCCATAGAGACGATAGGTGAACGTGGTCTTTGTGAATCCAGTACGGATGGTCGGATTATCTTACGAGCGGCCTCGACTTTTTCAGCCTCGACCGGTGCATCTACCGGAGTCTCCTCCGGTGTATTTTCTGGGGCTGTAGTCACAGCTTCCTCGCTTTCAGTTTCTGTTTCGGTTTCGATCTCTACGATAGTCGTAGAAATAGTAGTAGTTTTTTCTTTTGTACTTGTGGCAGCTTCAATAGCGGCACGAGCCGCCATAATTTCATCGACGGATGCGCTACTAAAAGCGGCGCTCTCGACGAGCGATACTTCTTTCAGGACTGCAGCCGTGACGAGCAAGTAATCTCCCATCGGCTTAGAGGCAGTTACATCCACCCCTACGGATAAGCCTGATACTAGATTTTCTTGCGCTAAAACAAGTGCATCCTGTCCCCGGGTGCTACTTGATAAACGAAAGGATCCATAAACTCCGGCGG